AATCGTCTAGGAGGGTTTTGTAGGTACTCAGTGTTGTAGGGTTATAATTATACCACTCACCATCTACTGGATCTTGGTAACGCATGATAACACGCTTGGCATTTGCATCGTTATTGTGCTCTCTCTGATCGAGAGCTTTGCTACCTTCGCTTTGATTGTCGTAGTCTGCCATATTTTTGTCTCTATAACTTTTGTATTTCTTTTAGTAACCTAGTCCTTATTTTAGCAAGAGTTTGCTCATCTACATACTCCTCTAGCAATTCTGGTGGGAATGTATACTTCTTTCCGCTATTTGTATATGTTAACTGAATCTGTAACATCTTTAAGCTGTTCCTTTATTCGTCCTTCTTGTATCCGTAGGTTCACGTAGCGGTAAAGCTTATCAAGGCGTGTTTCACCGAGTTTTGGGGCACCTAGTGTCTGCTCAAGGTTTATAACTTCCCAGATAACGTCTGACATCTGTCTCTCTGGGCCAAGTTGCTTTGCGTATGACCAGATAGCAGATAGCTTATCGTTCTCGTCTTTAGTTGGGGAAGTGATGTTAAACCGTTCAGCAATAGCTAGATGTTCAACCTGCGTATGTGCGGTTGACGTAGGCGTTTTGATTGCTGGCTCTGTTGGGTTAACTGTTTCTATTTGTATGTCCATACTACCCCTATTCTATCACTGACTGCATTATTTTGAGTAACTGCTCGGTACTGCGTTGCCACGTTGGGTATTCGTTACTGGCTAACTGCTCTCGTAAAGCCTGTTTCCTATCCTCGTCACCCAGTAGTGAAGTTAGGTTAGAATACAAACTGAACTCGTCTTCACAGGCTACACCAGCCCTAACAGTTTCCTGTAACGCCATAGTTGGGAAGTAGACTGGTATTGCCCCTGCTGCCTGTGCCTTTATACCAGTAATGCAGTATAGCTCGCCACCGTTAGCTGGATGCACCCATATATCGCTAGTACGGTATAGTTCGTTCATCTCCTCGTTAGTAAAGTCGCCACATATAGTGTTTGGTGTTGGTATGTAGCCACCATAGGTTACATAAAGCTCTGCATCTGGGTGTCGCTCTACCACAGATGGCCAGACTAGCTCTAGTGTCTCCAACCCTCTGTCGGGTGATGAGGCATACAAGCAACGTTTCGGTACTTTCTTTTCTGGGTATATCTGCGTCTCGTCATAACCAAGCGGTACAGTATACAGGTTATCGTGATGGGTGTTTGTGGTCTGTTTGGCGAACTCTGTTAGTACAGCCACCGCATCGAAATCTGATAGGTCTGGGTTATCGGTCAGCGAACTGTAGTAGACTGTTTTGCCCTGTGGTTTGAACTCTGGGTAGTTGACGTTAACCGTTACGTCTCCTGGTTCGTACTCGCTGTGATCCCGATACTCTACCCCACAGTGAATACCGTGCTTGCCGTTGTGAAAGACTGAAACATCGTGACCCATAGCTACTAAACGCTTTGACCACTCAATTACAGCCTCCTCACTACCACCGACACGTTTATCCCACGGAGACCAGCCATCGTTAATGTGTATATAGTTGACTATGAAACTAATCTTCATTTAGTCTAAGTCTCCCCAGATCTGTTGATAGATAACCTTAGCCTTCTCGTACTCGTAGTCTACGGTGTCTACTACTTGGTATGTGGCCTTGGCTTTATGTTCTATGACCATTGAGTTGTTACGAGCTACAGCTATTTGCTTCTGTTGAGCCCTCTTCCACATATCTAGGTCGGTAAAGTAGCCACGGAATGCTTCATTAAAACCACCTAGAGTTTCGTAGGCGTGTCTGGTCATAGCCAGTAAACAGCCAAACTTGGCATCACGTTCTAGCTTCTCGGCTAAACGTTTGTCCAGTTGGTCGCTACTCCAACAGGTTGCAATATCATACCCCACGTATAACGGGAATAGAAGCTCTGTAAGCCAGTTTTGGTGAAAAGTTAGGTCGTTATTGCCTATAACCAATATCTCGCCTTGTGCGGTCTGTAAACCAGTGTTAACAGCCCTTGAATAACCACTGTTCTCATTCATGTGTATTACTTTGCCGTTACGAGATAGTTCATAGGGTTCTGGCGAGCCATCATCTACTATTATTAGTTCTACGTTGCTACTTGGTGTGGTGGCGAAAAAACTACTCACACACTCGTCTGTCATTTGTTTTAAGTTTTTGTTTGCGATGTAAACAGGAATTATAACGCTAATTCTTGTAGAGTCTTGCATAAAGATTCTCCTCGCACTTATATATTGATGATTGCCAAGGCAGTCGCTCAACCCTCAAGCCCACCGCTTCAGCGTGTTTTTTTATTCGATCAAAGTTCCAGGGGTTTCGATGTATAGATGCCGCATTATGTTCCCAGTCCGTGTAGCGGTCTTTGTCCCACGGTCTGTAGTATTCACCTACTAGGTTATACACAGTGTTATCGGTAATCTCACCAGTATCTACGATGCGTTTTGCGATCACATCAATGTCTGGCGTTTCAATATCAGCAAAACCACTAGGCTCTAGTAGTCGGTATATTTCACGGAAGATGTCCTCACTCTTGTTATACGGTACGTGCTCTATAACCTGTATACACTTTATCTCGCTAACAGTACCGTCGTGGAATGGTGTGTCACAGATGTCAGCCTGTATGTCAGCAGTCGTGTCGTAAAGATCGACGTTTACAAAACCATCAAACCTTACGTCACCAGATCCAAGATTAAGCTTAATCATAACTTTCTCGCAATAATATAGTGCTCACCGCCAGAAGTTACTGCTTCAACTGTTTCACAATCAGCTGGCAATAAGTCTTCTGGTGAATCGAAGGTTGCGTGGTGTACTGAGTGTACTCGGTCATCTGCTGGTACCTCAATATATGCATAGCCACCCTTAACTAGTTTCTGTCCTATTAAGTTAAGAATATCGGCAGGGTTTGGCACGTGCTCTAGGGCGTGGTGGCAGAAGATAGCTGGTATAGACCCGTTCTTTTGCTTCTTTAGGTAGCTAACCATGTCATCACAGACCGTCTTGCCAGGGTGCTTCTCAAGCTTAACTTCGTTGATGTCCACACCGATATAGGGAACTTTACCAACAAACTTGTAGGCTGCACCATCGCCACAGCCAAGATCGACTAGCTGTTTGGGTGTAATGTGTCTGAATAGGCGTTCTACACCGTCCTTAGAACTTTGCTGGAATGATGTCTCTGCTTCAAACGTATAGTCTTTGAGTTGTTGCTCAATAGACTCTTCTGTACTAATTTGTGCGGTTGTTATGGCCATAGGTTTAACTCCTTTAGTTCTGGTGGTAACTTTGCTGGGATCAGCTTGTGCAGGGTGTCTGGTGTCACTGGGTGAACATCCTCTCGCTTATCTGCTAACCATACATCGTTATACCACTGTTTAATATCAAAATCGTGAGCGTGGGCGTAGTGACTGATCTTACTCCATACTTCGGCATCGGTTTTCGCCCAACTAAAATGGTGTAGCCATATAGGTGCTACCTCGTACTGGCTACCGACTACTCGTTTGTCTACAAATTGCACACTTGGGCGTACAGCTATCAGCATAGGGTAGTCTTTAGGTGGGTCTGCAACTAAGCCGTTCTTCCAGTAGGTGTACTGGCCTTCTACAATTAAAGCCTCTGCTTTAGTATGCTCAAGTGTCTTGCGTAGTATCTCCCAGTTCTCGTTATCTAGGTACTCGTCAGGGTCTAAGACAATGACCCAGTCTTTGTCTTGGTGTAGTGCCTGACCTGTGTTACGTTGGCTCTCTTCGTTTTCCCAGTAGGCTTGAATAACCCGTGCGTAAGGTTCTGCTAACTGGGCTGTCTTATCATCGCTAACAGGTTCGCCGAACCACGGTTCAGTTGAATTGAGTACGATCTTTTCATCTACCCAATCTGGTATGTGTTTGAGATGGGGCACAATCATCCGTGGCTCGTTATATGCCACACAAACAGTGCCAACACGCATTAGAAGTTCTCCGTCCAGCGTTTAGCAATAGTGTCCCAGTCGTGGTGCGACACGTCGAGCTTATTGCGGATAGCTTCTTTGCGTTCCTCGTCTTTCAACAGTTCTACTAATTCAGTCTGGAACTTGTCCTTGTTATCTGCTATGTCGCCACTAATCAACACACCTTGATTGCGTTCTTTTAGAACAGCGTAGTCAGTAGTGATAGGTACACACTTAGCAGCCATAGCTTTTGTTGCGGTTATACAGTCGATCTCTGGGAAGGATGTTGGATAAGCCCACACGTCAGCTTTGCAGTATAGTTTAGCCACCTCGTTACTTGGTAGCCGTCCATGTTCAGTGATGCCCTTTTGGCCCATTAAATAGGTCATCTTAGCTTTCCAGTCTCGCCCTCGGCTAGTCTTTCCGAATGGTGTCTTGTCAAACAAGTTGAAACCGTAAGCTATGTCTAGGGTGGCACTTGGTACTTGCTCGATAACAGATGGCCACATTTCCAGTAAGTTCTCTAGGCCTCGGTCATAACTTGATGTCCAAACTAGATTGTTCTTTTCTTTCTCAGGCAAGTCTGCGAACTGATCCATATCTATGCCATTTGGTACGATCTGGAAGAAGTCATCACCTACCTTTGGTAGCAAACTACGGTGGTACTCGCTCTTAGCCATGACAGTAACGTTCTTAAGGCTCTCCTCGGTAAAGAAGGTAGCATCTGGAACGTCGTGTATGTCTATCAACTTCTTGCGAGCGACTGTTGGTGTTAGGTAGGCGTTAGATCTCCAGCTAATAATGATGTTGAATATGTCTCTTGGGTTGAACCTCTCGAAGCGTACCCACTTAACACCGTCAACCGTCTTCTCTACGGGGCAGTTATTAAACACTGTTACATCATAGCCAAGCTTTGCCCAGCGTTTTGTTAGGTGTATAACTGCTTCTTCTGAGCCACCACAGCCAGTCGTAAGGCTATCTGGCCCCCAGTCTTCCATAACACTAGAACAGAAGTAGACTATTGAGTTATCTGGCCATACTTTAGGTGTAGAGAAACGTCTACGAAAATCAAGTAAAATCTCTTGACTCATCAGCTCGTCTGGTATAGCATCGGCTATTTTGCCGAGCGTCTTAGGGTACAGTTGTTTAGATAACTGGCCTAGTTTCACAAAGCTCTGAACGTAGTCATTAAGCTGTTTAGCCTCTGTAAATAGCGAAGCGTTCTCGGCTATCCACTGGTGGCGTGGGTTAAGCTTCTTAGCTCGCAAGTACCAGCCATGAGCGTCAGCTGGCTTGCCTAGCTCTAAGTAAGATAGTGCTATGAAGACACTTGGTCGGAAGGTGTAGCGTGTTACATCGACTGAATGCTTAGTCTGAGGCAGTTTCTTCTGCATACCAGTTAAAAAATACTCTATAGCCTTCGCCCAGTCGCCATCCTCAAAGTATGATTCACCCAAACTTAGGTACGAATCGGGTCGGTGCGGTAGTTCTTTCTGGGCATTTAAGTAGGCGTTACGGCCAGATTCTAGGTCGCCCAGTTGGTGATAAGCTTCACCGATCTGGATCCACGCTCTAAAACGTTCTTCATCCCAACCACCAACTTTGACGTACTCTAGGAAGATCTTAATAGCCATATCGTACATCTTGTGGTTGAAGTACTCTGTTCCTAGGTAGTAGGTTGTGCGTGGGTCTTCACCCTGTGTCTTGATGTACTCGTAGGCTAGTGCAACAAAGTTACGGTCAGATGATTCGCCTACGTGATCGGAAAGGTGCTCAACGTAGAACTCTTTTTCATCAAGGGTCTGTATAAATGGTGCGTAACCGTCTTGTGGCACGATAGTCTCATGTATTAGTCCTAGTTTTGAACCAAGCCAGTGAAACTTGCCATTGTTCTTAATAACACGTTCTCGTATGTGATCGGACACGCTGTTGCCCTCGTAGTCTTTACCATAGTCGTAGACTGCTTCAAACATATCAGCCTGTGAGCCTTCTACAAGCTCTCTAAGACGTTCTATACCGTGAGGTTGGTCATCAGCATCTAGCCAAAGTATGTGCGTTCCTGTGGCCTCTGAGAAGCTAGTAGTGCGAGCGTCGGCAAAGCGGAATATGCGGTAGCCATCGGGTATATTAACCTTGTATTCTTTCATCTGCTCACGGATCTCAGGCTCTATTTCCTGAGTGTGGTCTTTGACAATAACTTTAATGCCGTTCTTTTCTGCCCAGTCAATCGCTGGATCCTCTGGGGGCATAACTACGATCCACTCGTCTATATGATCTTCTACTAACGGTTTCAAGCGTTTGAGGTTGGCTAGTTCATTCTTGCAGATCATAGCCAGTGTTAACGTCATAATTCTGCGTCTCCGATCTTGAACATTTTGTAGGTGTTGCCGAAACGTCTAACATTGTCCTTGCTCTCGAAGAACTTAGGGTAGAATGTCTCGATGTAGTTCATTAGCTCTGGGTGAATAGAGATTGAGTTTCTAGTGGTGATTCCTGTGCCTTGATCGTAAGACGAAGCAAAGCGTTTGTCCGTTAGGTTGTCTCTAACATTCTGGTTAAATGTCATGTTCCAGTTAGCACCAAACGGGTTACGTCGTGCCCAACGTTTGACTAAATCATCTATCTCTACCCACATAGCCGAGCCAGTCTTGCTGCCTATGCCACGTATTATTTGTTGTTCTTTATCCATATTATCTCCAATAACAATAAAGGACAGCCCACACGGGGAGCGAGCTGCCCTTTGTTACTATTCGTTTCTGGTTCCCCGTTTGCATAAGCGGAGTATACCATAACAAAAAGAGCTCCACAATGGAGCCCTCTTTGTCTGAGTTGGTTTACTACAACGCTTGAGTTGTAATGAAGCCAGCTTCAGGGTTGCGTACCTCAAGGGTAAACTCACCGATAACCTGACGACGTTCTGAGTCACCAGTCTTAGCAAGTGGTCGTACCTTTGGTTCACGAAGCCAAGCTGTTGCAAAGTGGTCCATTTCGATACCGATAATATCGTTACCAGAATCACCAGACATCTTAACAAAGCGGTGAGCTACTAATTTGATAGGCTTGCTAGAAGCATCAGATTCGTAGATCTCGATTGGTGTAACCAGTCGCTTGTCATCTTGGTTGTAGAACTTAGTACCGCCAGCTGTGAAGCCACTAATACGTCGCTTAAGTGCCATAGGGGCAAGGATAAGGTCGATATTAGCACCAGCTTCCCATACATTCGCCATGTAATCATTAAGACGAGTTTCGCTTAGTGATACACCTGAAGAAGTAGTGGTGATGCTTAGTGAGCTCTTAAGGCCTGCCATTTGGCGAGCAGTAGAACCAGTACCAGAGATAATAGTTGAGCGAAGAAGTGCAACTTCTGCGAAGTTAGCCCAGTCTTTCAAAGCTTTATCTGTTTCGTAAGCAACTCGGTCTTCAGGGCTGCCGTAACGGTCAGTAGCCTGTTCAGAGTCAGTTACGTCGTAAGCAACATCAACGATGTGCATAACGTTAAGACCACGTGTAGGGTCGTTACCGTCGTAAGTAGGATCGCCACCTTCAACACCAGCTTTTAGGCTTGGAGTACGAAGAGTGTCCCGTGGTACAAGATGAAATTCATCGTTGCCCATAGTTCGCTGTAGGTTACTTACTAGGTAGTTTTCTACTGGATCAATTTGTGTGATTAGGTTCAATACGCTTTCTTTAACAGATTCGTCTGAACGTATAATTCTTTGTCCCATTTTAATTTCCTTTTAGTTTTTTAGGTAGTAGTGAACGCTAAACTATGAATCTTTTAACGTACTCTCGTCGAGCTGCTTCACGTTCGGTCAGGTTGCCAGTTTGCATCCGTCCCATCAGTTCAGCTTTTTCGTCAGTAGGTTCTGAAGTTTGGCGTGTGGTCTCTACTTGAGCAGATTGTTTTTCGACAATCTTCTGCTTTGTTTCAGTAACGGTGTTATTCCGTACTTCCGCAACCTCTTTAGCTGAAGCCGAAGCTCTGCTCTTAAGGTAGGCATATTCAAGTCGAGCCTCGTAGCCTGAGATTTTTGCGATCATTGGATCCTCTGCCATCACTTTGTTCATAGCCTCACCATCCGCATCTGGATGGGTAAAGATAAACGATTGGACGGTGGTCTTTCTGTCGATTGCATCTAATCGTGGGTCTACGTTTTGCGATTCTTCATATCCATCGTAGCCTTCCGTGTCCGTTGCAGTCTGAGCTGTTTCGGGGGTAGCAAACGATTCGTTCAGAATCCTTGCGAGTTCTGCCTTTTCTTGGGCATCTCTAGTTGCTTTAGATTGGAGTTCCTTGTAGGCCTTCTCCATGTCTTCAGCACTTTTATATTTGCCAGCGTAAAGGCGTTCCTCTGTGGCTGTGTCCTCTGCTATTACCTCTGAGCTTGTTTCCTCTGTGCTCTGAGCTGCTTCGGGAGCCTCACTTGTTACCTGTACATCGGCCTCACTTGATTGGGCAGTTGCCGTGTCCGTTGTGACGGGGGCTTCTGTCCCAGTAGTTTGGGTTTCGTTGTGCATCGTATCTTAATTTAATGCTATTGCTTGAGTTATGTCAACTATTCTGGCTGCGTATTGTAGTAGGTGTTGATCTGCTCAGTTAACTGCTTGATGATAGTCTTAGAGCCACGTACTTGCTGTATTGGGTAAAGTATACCGATTATCTCGCCCCTAACCTTACAAAACTCGTCCCAGTCTTTAGGGCCGTTGCCAGCCACTAACTGCATAATCTTCTGCACGGCTGTATCTACCTGTAATGCAAAAAAGTCCTGAAACTCTGCTGATTGATTTATCTTCTCAAGCTTTTGGTAGCTCTTAACTTCTTGCTCAACGAGCAATCTCTGTTCTTCGTTATCCATACATCCCCCGTTTGTTAATTACTATGCTGGAAACTTTTTAGCTTTGTTAGCACCTTTTTTGGCAGGTGTTGTAGCAACTTTAGCTGATACGCCCTGTGAACCCATAACCTCTTTAGGTGTGGTTGCTGATGCTTTTCCTGTTGGTATGTAACCTTTTACTTTTTTCATACATTCTCCTTTTTTCATTTTATTGGTTTCCCATTAACATAGCAAGTTCTTGGTCGGCACGTGCACCCTGCATATCTTCTGGTGGGGCAACTTCAGGGTTCATAGTCTCTTCTTGTGGTGGCACTTGACCGTCCTGCGAGCCTTGCAAGGCAGATATAGCCTGTGCCTCGGCTTGAGCGTTCTGTGCCATTAACTGCTCTTCTTGAGCCTTCTTAGCACCTTGTAAGGCTGAATTAAGCTCGTCTAGTATCTCTTGTTTACCTGGTAGCTCGAAGGTATCAAGTACCATTCGGATAACTGGCAGTATAACTGCTGGGTTCGTTTGGATAACTGGGCCAATAATTGGTGTAATGTACTGTAGTAGCTGTACGGCCTCTTGTCGGGCTGCTATTTCGTCTTTTGGTAGCATTGAACCAGTCTCGATGTCGATAAAGTAGCTACCACGTATGTCGCTAGGGTCTAGCTGTACCCATTCAGTAGCACCACGCTCGCCAACTATCTGGATCATTCGTTCTTGGTCTAGGAACTGCTGGTTAAGGGCGAACACTAGCTGTCCGATCTTCTTAACAGCCTCTTCTAGTAGAGCAATCTTAATAGCGAAGCGTTTGCCAGCCATGCTCTGGGCTGTTACTACCTCGGTAGCGGATCGTCGGCCACCTTCAGGAAGTAGACCAATACCAATTTCATCAATCGCTACTGACATCTTAATATCGGCAGCAGTCTGTTGCTCGATCTGTGTTGCACTACCCTGTAGTTGTGGCAGAGATAGGACATCCATGCTGTTTAGATCAGATACCATCCATACGCTACCTGGTGCCATGACAGCAGAGTTCGGGTTACGGAGTGTACCAGGGATCATCCTGATAACTGGGTTAAGGGCAAGGTTATCGTAGTCACGACGTTGGTTACGGATCGAGTTTATCTCACGTTGTAGTGGATCAATGACAGATAGTTCTGATTGACCATATAGAGCGTGTGGGTCTCGGTAGTCATCAAGCTCTACGAAAGGTATTTCTTTGTGAGTGTATGGGTTGGGTGTGTCTCGAAGCACTACGCCACGGTTAGCCACGACGATAAGTCGATCCTGTTCCCAGTATTCAAAGATTTCTACTAATTCTTTTTGTTTGTCCTTCTGTGGGACGGCATCTCTCAAGCGAACTTGCTTATCCATGTAAGTATCAGCGTCGCCTAGGGCAACTTTGTCTACGTTCTGGTAGTTGGGGTTATCCTTTAGCTCAGCTAGAGGTACTGTCTTGCGGTGGATCATGTACTTTGCGTTACCACCGAAGCCACAACTAGTAGCATCTGGGTCTATGTAGAGATCCATTGGGTCTACGATGTCTACAATAGGATCATCGTATTCGATTTCACTCTTAACGGTCTTTTTGAAGGTGATTTTATCATCTTCTCCGACAATAGGCTCCATAGTTGTCTTGGTCTTGGTCTTGAAGTTCCAACTAACCTTTGCAAACGACTTAGAGTACATCAGCGAGTCTTTGATGTAATCGTACATCTTCATTCTCATGCCCATACGTCCCCATTGGTAGCTTAGTAGGTCTTGTACAACCCGTGGGCCATCAGTAGGGAAGTCGGGAGAGCGTGAAATAGCTCGCCACTTAGGGTCTCTTGCGAAAACCTTTGGTATGATTGTCTCAACAACGGTGAAAGACCATGGTACGAACAGTTTTGATCGCCATGGATACTGTGATTTGTCTAACTGACCCTTCCAGTTCTTGTAGGATCGTTCCCATATTGGGTCTTGTGAAACTACTCGGTATGAACGAGCTCGCTCGAACCTGTCATTGACGAGTTCCAGTGTCTGTTTCTGTGTGTTTTTTGCCATTTTTATATTCCTAATTCTCCAGATTTATAATATCACACCTTTAATATCCTGTAACTGGATCGACTAGCCCTTTATTCAGGTAGTTCATGGTCTGTTCCTCGTCCGCTATACCTTTATACATAGCGAAGAAGTAGCGAAGGGAGTCGAGTGTGTGGTTATTCTTATCTTCTGGGATGTTCACAGAGTCGCCCAGGCGGTCTTTACGCCATGAATAACTCATAAACTCTTTAATAATAGCTTTACAGCGTGGATGAATGACTATCTTGTTCTCTTTAAGGCGTTGGTGTACTTGGTTAATACCAGCAATTATCCACTGTCTGTTACCTTCACCAGTGTTCTTCTTAACTGGCGTTGAATAGACACCGTAGCTACCAAGATCCATGATAGTTTGCTTGGCTGCTGAATCGGCGTAAGTAGCTACGAAGTAACGATGGGCAGATTTCTGCTTAATTAGCTCGGCCAGTTCGGATGTATAGATCTCGTTAATATATAGCTCATCGAAGATGTGAATAGTGTCATCTTTGTCTACCCCGATAAATAGAACGGCATTCGGGTCGGTGGCACCGAAGTCGATAGATCGGTAGAACGACCAATTCTCATCAACCTCAAAATCCTGGACATGTACCTTGTCGTCAAAGCCTGTGTAGATCAGCCCTGCGAACTTGGCGAACTCAGCCATGTATTCCTGGGTAAAGAACTCCTCAGTCAGACGTTCTCGCTCTTTGTCGAGGTTCTCCCGTTTAATTGTCGGGTTGTCATAGCTTGTGAAGTGGAAGGTCTTCCAATCGGTATCGCCATCGGCTTCACGGGATACTGCGGTGTCCCAGAACTTCTTAAAATGGTTAGCGACACCATTAGGGGTTGTAATAAAAATAGCCCAACCATTTGTCTGGGTGAGCATCGGGCTAACAATCTTGTCCCAAACATATTCCTTCTGGAAAGCATACTCATCTAAGATAACACCTTTAAGACCTGCCCCACGTAGCTTATCTTCTCGATCACTACCCTTAAACTCAATGATACTGGTCTTACCTGGGATGGCCGACATAAGTTCTAGGATGAGCTCATTGTCATTCTTTTTAATAATCAAGCCTTTAGGCACATACTCAGCTACAAGGTCTCGCCAATAAATAGATTTAGCTTGGGTATACTCGGGGGCTATGATCCAATACCTCCCTGGGTTGTAGAGAGCCTCTCTAAGCACGATATTAAGGGCAATAGCACTTTTACCGAACCGCCTACCTGCCCGTATAACCAGAAAGCGATGTTCAAGACTAGCTGCTGCTATCTCTTCTTGGGAAGCATGAGGTTTAAAATCAAGCGTGATGCTCTTTTTATTCTGTATCTGTGCTAGAGACATCTATGACTTCTTTTTGATTTGTTTGTCTTCCATTACCAAAGAATGCATTTTTAACCTGTAACTGCATAGTCGGACGTTCCGACTTATTCCAGCCATGTAATTCAAGAATATCTTTAGCAGCCAAACGTTTGGCACCGATCTCAGCATCTTGTTCAGCAACCTTGCCTAACTGCTCTACAGCCCACTCAGGGCTTAAACCATGCTTTGTAAGGGCTTCATCAATAGCATCTTGTATATGTGGCTTACGATGCTTAATAGAGCCATGGACATTAGCAATCTCTTTTGTCGTGGCTTTGAACCCTGCTTCTACATACGCTTGGGCGTTGGTCATACCGAGTACCTTATTCCTTACAAACTTACGGTCTCTTATTGATAACTTCTTTTTTGGTTGTTCTATTTTTCCACTCATAATGTGAATTATATCATACAAAGAGAAACCCACCGTTTCGGGTGGGCTATATCGCAGTGTTCTCTTTTGGTTGACAGCGACTGGCTGTTGACTTAATACTACCAAGCGTATACACTGATGTCAACACTTCGCAGTGTTGTCTGACTAAGGTTCAGGTAGCAAACTGATAAAAACCAAGAACCCAGGGCCAGTACTTAACAAGATAGGGCATAAATCGGATAAGGAGTAAACGTCACTGGAAACAAACGGAACCTCCGAAGCCGTGAGGTTTCCCAGACGAATCAAACCGTCGTAGAAAGAGGCATACTTATGTGGATAGTGAAGCCCACTGTCAGTAACATATTGGAGCCGCAAAGTAGGGGTTAGTGGTAAAGCTACACCTGGGCACGTTTGACCCCCTAGTTCCCTCCCTGTCTAAGTAGTATCATCGTTATTGTAATTTACCCCTGTTGGGGTAGGGAAAAGAGTACCTTTTTATCCTGTTTAAAGGATTATACAAGTAATTTAACCAAGATGAGCGTAAGCGAATCCGACGCTTGCGTCGTTTCGAGGAGTAATATGGAACAAACAATTAAACTAATTAGACCAAAGTCTAAGACACAAGGACTAGAGTGGTTACTGCTATCTTTTGCAGCTTTTAATGGGAGCGGTTATGGAGACATGAGTACACCAGAAAACTTTGTACTGTCCTACATAGCCTATAACACATGGAAGAACCGTCAGGAAGCTGTGAGGCTTGCTACAGAGTACGTAGAAGAACTATACAAACTAGCTGATCACTTAATCGAAACAAGCAATGGTGCATCACACAAACCAAATGAAAAACAGTGGAATAAGTTTATTAAATTCAAACAAACATATAAAGAACCAGTAAATTTATTTTGGTAAAAAACCAAAGTGTCGTGTTTTTTTAGCGAGTGGTAGGATACCCTTATATATACACATACACTCAGGGGGTACCTACCCCCCATCAATTCCATACACTATACCACTTCACCCCTGTTCTACCTCTATAACTTTTCTCTCATTCACTACACCATATATAGGGTATAGGGTAGTAGTACATGTTAGCAGGATAGTGCTACCTCTGTTACATAACGTCGCACATTCTATCTTTTGCGACACGAACAAAATACGAACGAACATAATACGAACAGAATGTGTATGCATGGTTGTGCTGGTAACACGTGCAGTACTAAACCACTTGCATTACATAACGCTCATACAATCAATACAATACTCATACATACACATAACATCATCTTTACTGTTACAAGCTCATATACAGTCTTATATACGTTTATAGCACTATATATACCTATACCTACACTACACTCATACACGCTACTACAATACAACTACAGTCCTAGTACTTATACCTCTACTAGTCTACTTATACCTATACATATACTTATAAGCTCGTTGATTGGCGGGCGGTTATATCGCCTGGTTATACTGTTACATCATTATAACTACACTATTTTAAAAAGATTTTTATACATTTTTCACTACTGTTATAGCCTACTTATCCACAGTTAGGGTGTTGACATAATAAGCATTGTCGTGATAGTCTTATAGCAGGCAAGAGGAACAGAACAACTCAAGCCAAGCACAATAACAACCTAGCAACCGAGCAACAGAACGATCAAACAATACGATCATCAACCGCCAACCGCTAGCGAGTACAGTGCATAATACCTTAACAATTCAATCATCTGGTAGCAATACCACAAAGCATACACTTACATAATCGGGGTGCAAGCCTGATAGCCTGAGATACACGGCATGAATACATAACATGGATTATAAGCGGTAAAGTGCAACGTAACAGATGATTAAAAACAATCAATACCGCTTATTAGTGATTAATTAATAAGAAAAGGAATTATAATGATACGAACTATAGGAGAAACTGAAATAAGAACGCTAGTAGTAAAGACTAACAAGGGTAGAAGATACAATTTTGCTACCTGTTATCAAGCTAAACTACAAGCTAACGTGAACGGTAAATGGCGTGTTTGGATGAATTGTGGTGCTAACTTCTTAACAAGGGAAGGTGCAACAAAAGCAAGCATACAAATGCTAGAGACCGCCAAGTTTTAAAAGAAGCCAGTTAATCGCTGGCAAGCGGTATTGATAAGATGATAATCACAATACCGTGATACCTGTCTAGCAAACTGTATAGCTTGATAGATATATTAAGTAGCATAATGGCTTGCAATAGTACCACACTAGGCAGATGTTGCGGTATTGAGATTATACATTTGCATGAGCTTGTAGCAGCACTACAGGCTTGCGCCAGTGTATAACCACCTAGAGCAATCTGGTGGCACAGAGACTGGGAACGAACAACTAAAGTAAAGGGGACATTATGACACTAGGGAGCTTTTAAGATGACTACATCAGTACTAAACAAAGTAATGAACTTGGGCTTGGCCCAGGAGCTAGCGGGGCTGCTCGGTAGCGACAAGTTGAACGAGCAAGAAAACATAGAAGCACACGAGATACTGTTTACATGGGCATCAAGTATGAACCAAGTTATCCACATAACAGATGCTGGTGCGGTGTACCTAGCCACATCACATGACTTAAGAGACAGTAGCGATACAACGAGGTTAAACTAAAATGATAGTTCACAACATAGATAATTGGATCACTGGGGCGCATAGTGCCCTGGAGTTCACAACAGGTAGTGGGCCGTTCGATAATTCAAGGGCAGACATAGACGACTTAATAGAGTTAGTAGTATATGAGCTTGAGCAGCAACGCCACTTGGTACAACTAGACTCGCACGATATGTTTTGCGAACAGTGCCAGGAGCCAAAGACAAGAGGTTGTGACACCACAAACCGAAAATTGGATAGGCGTATATCTGAATTAAGAAGACGTAACGACCACTGCAAGCTATGTGGTGCGGAACCAATGACAACTAACTGTAACAACGGTAGATGTGATGACTAGCATTTTAGTAAAGATTGAAGCAGTACTCGACAGCGAAGTGGGCCACGGGTACTGCGGGATAGAAGAAAATATTAACCCGAGTATATGTCGCATTAATCAGACAATGGCAAAGATTGAGCCCCTCATATCAGAGGAGTACAAAAAGGGTTACATCGACGGTGGCAATGATTGCCAGAAAGCGATCAATAAGGTACAAGATCAGGGATTTGAAGTATTAAATAAGGGTGATAACTACTGGGCTGAATCAAAATGAGTACAAGTATAAAAGTAAGCTGGAAATGTACATGCAAGCCAAGCACTACTACAGGCTGGATAGATGGCGATACAGAGAATATATATTGTAATAATTGTGATGGCGTTATAACAACGCTAGACAAGCTTAAAATGACCGACATTAAACGACTAGACAATATCCAGAAGGTAATTGACGCTGATACATATGGCGAAGACATGGACTACCTAGACATAGAACGTGAAGTAGATGAAATAAGGCAAGTGCAAGCAGATGAACTCAGTGATGTGTGATATATATCACAAAAATTGATCTACCTTTATAACATAAGCGGTAGTATAATAAGTGGGTAAATAAGGAGAACAACTGATGGG